TTCCACCTCGCTAAGAACTCTCGTTCCGCGACGCCTATAAACGGCTATTGTTTCTATTCTTGAACAAGACGCAGCACCTCACGTGCGTCTCCTGGAGGACATTACTCCCCCACCAGCAGGTTGCCTGCAGGTACATTCGGATATTCCTAGATGGTTGTGAAGGCTCACACTCAGCCCTGCTGCCTCTTGCAGGGACCAATTTTAGAAGGTAATCCACTTTCATCCCACCAGTTAAATCGGTGAAGACTCGTGCCTAGCGCTCACACACTGAACCAAATGTGAGTATTCCGCTTACGGGTTGTTCGTTAACCAACGTGATTGACATTTCCACAGATGTTATCTGCTTGCGGTCATCAGACGCAAAGGTACCTCTCTCGTTGTACCATACGGGATTTTTGGGCTATTCACTGCCACCGGGTGGATAGGCCGGTTTAGGTCTGCACTGGATAGGGCTCCATCACCTTGGTGGGGTACCCTTCCAGACGTCGGATTCGCTCAGCGTACAGCTGGCGGACTTTGTGACGGGCTCCGTCGTCACCCTTCAAAGCAAGCACTTCCAATCTGGCTAGCTCCTCGAGAGCCGAGATCGGAAAGGAGGTGGTTACACCAGCGATGAAGTCAAGAAAGTCAACAACTGACTCGACAACAACCATGTGGGTCACGGTTCCTCTGAGACCCGTCGAGCTATTGCTACCGCTAACGGCAACACAAGCGGGACAGATACCCAGGAGGTTCGCTCCAACGAAGGACGTGGATGCAGCTGAATTGTTCACTGCGAACTCGTTCTCGTTCTTCCCAGCTCCTCCCGCGATGAATCGCGTGAGGTCCAAGGTGGCGTCTTCGTACGAAGCCGCCTCCGTGGCACCAGCCATGCCGATGACATTGGCCAGAGTCAACGCCGCGGACGTTCCCGTCGCGACAGATGAATTCTGAGAATCTCCAGGACCTCTAATGGGAGAGATCACCACCATCATGGAATTGGTGGTCGCCGGGACCAGACTAACCAGTCTGACCCGAAGGCGCTTGATGACCTTACGAGCGTAGTGCTTCTCGATGTCTTTGACGTACGTCTGACCGAGATCGGCATCGCAAGCCAAGATCGGAACATGGTTCAAAACCAACTTCGTTTGGGCGGTGTTCACATAGTAGACACCGTCTGTGGCACCAAGGGTACCATTTCCCACATAGATGTATCCAGCTAGGTAGCTGACATCGTGTGAGAGGAGATCGGCCATGCCGATTCCCTTTGCCTTGGAAGCGTAAGCCGCACCCGTCGCAGTCTTGGAGACTTTCGGGGCCTTTGGCTTCGCCTGTTTCGGCTGTGCTTGGGGGGGTGACTGCTTTTTTGCAGCCTTCTTCGCAGCTTTCTGAGCTTGCATGAATGGTCGTTTGTTGTAATGTATGGGATCCACCGTACAACGCGGCAGACTGTTCATCAGTCCCAACTATCACTGGCCCAAAGGAGACTCCGTGAGTCCCAACAACAGTGGTTTGTCCAGGGTCGACCGAATAACTTCATTTGTTACTCGCAAAACCCGGTCCATGATATGATAGCACACCCGTGCAGTCGTTCGACAAATTCCGGTCCAGTCCCTACTTCCTGTCTGGGGAAGTGTTCGTGAAACCTTAGTACGGCATTTTACCTTGAAAGCGCTGAGCTTTCCACAAGAACCGTTTTGGGTGATTTAATGAGATTGACCCCATCCCGACGTTACGTGTCAGGCAGACGGCACATTTATATTCCGGAGGCCCGGATGTGTGCTTTACAAAGGTTGCGATAGGGTCGACCAGACCTTTCGCACCCACCCCTCGTCCAAGAGGTAGGCCCCACCACAGATAGACCCATATCTACGGTTCCAGAGAGAAACAGTCTCCATCCTTTCGGACGCAGACGCTTGGCCACCATAGGCCTTCCCATAGAACTCATCGTAAAAAGGATCGAACGTCGTGCCCTGCACGTCGTTCTTTACCTTGGACCACATCGCCTCAAACGCAGCATGTTCCAGCTTGCGTGCTCCCCGGAAATTGTCAGCGATCGCGTACGCGGTGAGGCTGACCTTCTCCATGTGACGGAAGTCTCGGTCGATATGATAGTCGCGATAGTCGCGCCACCAAGTCTCTGTTGGAGTGGATCTCCTTGCTGCCGTGTAACAGCAACCCGTAGGCCTCAAAGTTCGTGTCACCACAAAACCGATCCTACAAAGCCGCTTCGGCATCCTTTGGCTATCAAGCCTTGGGAATTTACACACTGTGCTTCGCTTTGGAGCAAGCCACGGGGCACGAATACTACTGTCGAACGTTACATCATCGACGGGATCATATTGTGTCCTCCCAGTGACTTTCTGGAAGTGAACACCGTCCGCGAACCAAGCAGACGGCTGAGCCGAATAGAGAGTAGTCGCGAGCTGGCGCTGTTGACCAGTGATTCGAAACCTGAAATCACTCGGAGCGATCTGCCCCAGTCCCCCTACGGACTCCGGAAGAAAGAGATTCCTCGTGACCACGGCGTTGCCGCAGAAAGATTCACACTCCTCCTTGAGATCAACCTTGTGGTAAGTAAGGTAGTAGCCCAAGAGCTCCTTTGCCTTGCTGGGTCGCATGCCGCGAACCAGCTCGGTTATCACAGAGGATTTGGAACGTCCTACATTCTCGTCCGTCCCCCCCTGCACCTTACCTTGCCCGAAGAATAGTCCCGCGTTCAGATACGGTACGTGCCGAGGCACCGCACCAACCTTACCAATCTCATAGTGGAAGCACATAGAGTTGGCGTTCGCGACGACCGAATGATGATAGGCCTTGCCTACACTCATCTCCAGTCCGACCTTCTTCCCAAGATTGACATGCGTCTGCCACCTGCTCTCGCGAGCGCAGTACAGCATGTCATCCCCATTCACCAGGACTCCACGCATTCGAGCGTGAATGTCCCTGTCGTCATCCGCCGTAACAGCAAGATAAAGACCCAAATTTGCGATGCACAAAACAGGAAACGACAGAATCGACCCCATCAACTGTCCGTTGACCTGATCAATATCTGGCATGACGCCTCCTGGGTAGCTGCAATGATGTGGCGCGAGGACGCGCTTGAACACATTTTGCAGTTCCACCGGAAAATCCTTTACGAGATCTGTCATTATGGCACTCGATAGACGAGCAGACAAACCATCGGTAGCAGCTGAGTAATCAATGCTGAACCACTGTAAAGGTCCCGACCCTCCCGCAGCACCGTTCCGAATCAGACCAACAAGGTCTGACTCTTCGAGTGGCTTCCCAATGAGACGGAAAGCTGGCATTCTCCGCATGGCGGTATGTAATGCTTTCTGCAACGGCTTGGACACATAGTAGGGAACCGCTTCTCCCTTGCTGATGACACGAACTTTTAGGGGTTCGAGGACAGCCTGGATTGTACAGTTCACCCTGCCGTTCTGGATGTGTGGCAATTGATTTGCGAAGTAGGACTTCCAAAGGCTTTCGCCCTCCAAGTACGCGTACTCTTCGTGAACGTAATCACGAACAAACTTGCCATTGACAACAGCCAGTGGATGGTAAGACATTCTCACCAGGTCTGGGATTGCGCGGTTAACTACGCAATTCTCCGGATCAAAACGACGAACTCCCGCTTGTTCCTGCAGGAATTTGATCGCGCCGCCATGCTTCCGCGTCTGCTCGAAGCAGGCCCGCGTAGAGGCAGTGTGCTGAGATTCGGCCTCCATAGTGATTTCAGTATCACGGTACAGAGCCATCATCTGAGTTCGGATGAATTCAAGTACTGGCTTCAATTGTGCCATAACGAGAGCAAAAGTAGGTTCATCGATGGGGTCCTGGACGCCCATCGCCTTAAAATGCTTCTCGTAGGTCTCTTCGACCATACCTTCCGAAAGGGGAAGCGCACCGCGCTTCGCTTGTAAGAAAGAGTACCAGAGGTGGGTGTTCTGAGTGTTCAGACACATCCTGGATTTCATCCATCTCTTCCATTCGCCTTTGGGTTCGAACATGCCCGCTGGACCATCCGGTCGCGGCGGCATCTCAGCCTTCAGGTACTTCGAAAAGGGAGCGCAAAGTAGGTACTTAGCTCTCTTCACAAAGGTGCTCTCGCTGACCAAAGCGAGACACTCCATTACCTGGGATCGAAGACTTTCAATTACAGTCTCCGGGCAGCCATGGTGGTGCAGAACCAAGTTCAAAGCACATACCAAGGCAATCGCTCGTTTCTCAGCGGCAGGCATTTCAGCCGCCGCCTCCAATTCCTTCCGAGCCTGAAGGAAAGGGGGGATCCCTCCCCGATGTTGAATCTCATTTGAG